GCTGATATCCTGGAAGCAAAAGAACTGCTTGACGGTTCTGATGTTGAGGAAATGGCCAGGCAAATGGTAGTAGGTGCAGCGCAGTACAATGACCTTTTCAATATCAGCGGATTCACGTCAAGGGATTACATCCCTTCTGGTTCGCCCGTTACCGAAGGCGCAATTAAGACCGACGTTATGGGCTTTAAATTCAACTGGACAAGCGAAGCCGGAAGCACTTCTTATTTCTTCCATCCGCTTTTCCTGACCATGGCAGTTCAGCAGAACCCTGAAGTCAAGGTTTATGACCTTGGCGTTGACGGAAAACGCGCTGAACGAGTCAACATGGATGTTCTATTCGGCGTTAAGCAGCTGTCCAACCTTCGCGTTGTGACCGTTGGATAATGCACTGTAAGGTGTGGGTATTGGTTCTGGGTGATTGGCCCGGAATCATAATTCTAGAATCTTAATTAACTTGGAGTTTAAAAATATGGGCGCTCTTGGCTTTGCTGGTGAAAGGTTCGTAAAACAAAAATGGTTTGCATACGGTGGGACAGGCAGCGGTGATAACCCGTCCGATCCTGCAGCAATTGCAACATCGGCGGATCTGTTTTCGATCCCTGCCGGCACTGTGATTGACAAGGTTTATGTTGTCATTACAACTGGCCTGACAGGCACCACCAACCTTGATATCGGTGATGACGATTCCGCTAACGGTTTCGTCGATGGGTCTGCCTCGATTGCAGATCTTAGTGTTGCCGGCATGTATGGTTGGGATGCAAAAAATGCAGGTTCCTACCTGCGCATTCAGACTGCTGGTGCTACCGATGCAGCTGATATTTACGTTGTTCCCAACGCGAAATATTATTCGGCTGCAGGCAAGGAAATTAAATTGTCCACCACGACTGCCAACACTGCAGGTGCTTTCACTGTGGTAGTTGAAGGCGTGTACCTGGGCAGCAGGTAATTTCACTTTGTGCGATGGCGGTTGCTCGGTGAGCTTCCGCCTTTCCATTTTTAATTGGGGAGTTTTATCATGGGTGTTGTTACAAATCTTGATATGCAAGCCCAAGTTGTGCTTGGCGGTGAGCATATCGCGGTCCACAAATGGACGCTCTGCAATGTTTCTTTTCATCAAATCGGCTGCGCCCTTTCCCGTCTGCAGCTGGCTGTGTTGGAATGCGATTCCAACAATACCACTGGCCAGATGATTCCGCATGATGCCGAAGGTATTTATGCAGAATGGAACCGCGTTAAGCTGGAATGGAACCGCGCATTGAAATGGCGGCACCTTGCTCCGGCTGCACAGGAGAAAATCCTGTCAGTCCTGGCAGTGACTGACAATGAAGCGCTGCGCACTGTCAACGTAAAGTGCCGTAGACTTGTGGACGCTGTTGCAACCCTGATTCATAAACTCGTTTATTCTGATTCTGCAAAGCTGCAATATGGCGTTGGTCCTGCAGATGAGCGGAAAATTGCCGAACAAATTTCCTATGTCGAAGAAATCCTGTTGGATTACGTCGGCACTGGCGCGCAGAAGGACGGCAAATGGGATGTAGGTATGGAAGTCGCCGCATTCGAACACCTTGGCGTGGTCAATCCTCCGATCAACCTGCACGAGGCGCAGGTACAAGAGGCAAGCCCGGCCGCACCGAATACCCCGGCGGGTGATGCAGCTGACACTGCATCGACTGTTCCACGTCCAGGATCTAACACCAACCCTGCAAAGTGAATTATAAATGGACGTAAAAAATACACGTCTTAGGTTCATTGCTGCAAAGACCGCTGGGGAAATTTCCCTGGCGGTCAGCAGTTTACCTTTCAAAGTTGAGGTAAAAGGGAATCCTGTATTCGACGGGAAGCGCTGGATTCTGTGGTTCGTGATACCTGACAACGTTCAAGAATTTAGGAATATCGAATTCACATGAGCAATATCGTCGATGATTCAATGAATGAGGTTATCAGGAAAGCGGCCAGACCGCGGACCTATAATCAGTATGATATTGCAACGACTAACCAAGATAATGCCTATGCCTCATGGGGCGGTCTGAACGTTAGCCAACAAAGGCAGTTGATTGATATCGTCGCATATATCGGTGATAACAACCGCAACATTCAAACGGAAACAAGCGGGACAGGTGCCGTTGCAGATTTTTTTGATGAAACACCAGGGATAGAATTTAGGGTTCAAAGCGGAACAAATAGCGCAGGGTATGCCAGGCTTGAATCTAAGAAGGTCATTTCCTACCATGCCGGTATCGGTTTAACGACACGGTTTGCAGCGCGATTCGGAACACCGTCCGTAGGTTCTGAACAGCGGGCCGGTCTGATGAACATAGGAAATGAACTGTCATTCGGATATAACGATGGCGAATTTGGGATATTGCATAGAACGGGTGGCAGATCCGAGATAAGAAAGCTCACCATAAACACGGCAGCCACAGGTGCGGAAACTGTCACGATAACGTTAAACGGTGTGGCTTTCACAGCTGCCGTGACTAATACAAACGCTGCAACCAATGCCTGGCAAATCGCAACAGGTGCGACCTATACCGGCTGGGAAGTCTACAACGTATCAAATACAGTCGTATGGAAATCTAAAACAGCCGGAAGCAAAACCGGGACATATTCCGCAACATCAACGGGAGCGCTTGCCGGCACGTTCTCGCGCACCTTCGCTGGCACAGCTTCAACAGACACATGGATCTATCAAAATGATTGGAACAGATCAAAGCTATTGAGCGCCACTGATGAATTTATCATAGATCCATCAAAGGCAAATGTTTATCAAATCCAAATGCAATACGTCGGCCCTACTCTTTTTTGGGTCAAATCACCAGAAACAGCCAAATTTGTATTGGTGCATCAGCTTCCATTCAACAATGTTGAAGCTGTTCCTGTCATTGATAACCCGCAATTGCGTTGCGGTATAGTGGCAGAAAACACAGGTGGAACGACAAGCGTAGAAGTATTTTCGCCTGTTATGTCAGCATTTGTGGAAAACTTTGAACTGTCACAGCAAAAGGTCCACGCGAAACTTTACAACGCTACAGCAGTCGGAACAACACTAACCAATATTATTGCACTGAAAAAAATATCAGTGGCCAAATCACGGCCGCGAACATCAGACGTTGTTATTCTGCACGTCGGCGCCGCAGCAGATGGTAACAAATCTGCTATATTTGAAGTCAGACTTAACCCAACATTCTCAGCCGCACAGTTGTGGGAAACCGTAGAGGATGAAGTTAACGTATTGACTACCAGCACAGGCGGAACCGTATCAGGTGGTGAACTGTTATTCAGCATGCCGCTTGGTAAAGTGTCCAGCTTTTCAATCAATATGGAACACCTTGACTTGATAATGTCCAATTCTGACACCATAAGTATTTGCGCTTATACGATATCTAGCACGTCGGATATTTCCGCATCAATTGCTTGGAGTGAAATATAAAATGATTTCTAGGCAACGGGTAATTTACTCTGACAATGGCGTGCTGACTGACCAGTCAAAAGCAGCAAGCAATATGTTCTCCGCGCCGATAACAACGGCACTGGTCACTGCTGAGGATTATATCTACGTAGGTTCTGACCTTCCTTTCAATCACAGATATTTTCAGGTGAGCACGGCGAATGCCAATTCATCGGTAATGTCCGTTGATATATGGGATGGCAACGATTGGACAGCTGCGGTTGATGTAATAGACTACACGTCGGTAGGCGGGAAAACCCTGGCAACCAAGGGCATCATATCATGGTCGCTTGATAGAACCGGGTTCTTTGGTGCAGAGGAAGACACGGCAGATATACCAGCACTATCGACCTTGAAAATTTTTGATATGTATTGGGTCAGGTTCAAGGTAAGCGCGTCACTCAGTGCAACAACCGCTGTTGATTATATCGGTTTCAAATTCGCTGATGATAATGACCTTGGCGCATACTATCCTGATTTGCTGCACACCAGTCTGCTTGATGCCTATGAAACAGGAAAAACAACCTGGGAAACCCAACATATCCTTGCTGCCGAAGAATGCATCAATCATCTGAAAAGCAGAAAGATGATCTGGTCCCCAAATCAGATATTGAATTGGGAACAGTTCAGATTGGCCGCTGTTCACAAGGTTGCAAAGAATATCTATGCAGCGTTCGGCGATGCCTACAATGAACAGCGCTCAAACGCAGAAAAAGAATTCTCTAAGGCCATGAATCTTGGAATAACAGAACTGGACAGGAACGAGGATGGCCGAAGGGATAACAACGAAAAACGGCAGCGTGTAACAAATTGGAATAGATCATGACCGATTTTGCAGATGTTTGGGATGATATTGTAACTAGGATTGGTCAGTTATTGCCAAACCACAGAAGGCTGCCGGATGCATACGCTGTGGAAGCAAATGACGATCTTTATCTCGGGTTGGGTTGGTCGCTGGCTATCAGTCCTGGAACCAACCCGGAACGATGGATATCAAAACACAAGTCTATAATTGTTGATCTTGATCTGCGAATAACAAGGAAATCATTCGGGCTTGATCACAACCCGGCTGATAAACAGGACGCCGAAATAGATCTTTTCGGTGATTTTGAATTGGTCTATGATGACGTTCATAACAACAATTTAAACGCGGCAGGTGCTATAATAAAGGTGTTATCATTCACTGGTATTGAGGCAGTCGATACCGACCGCGAGAATTTTAGGGTTTTGACAGCAACCTTGACGGTTGAATACTTTAGAACATAAAAAAAGGAAGGGAATAAGATGGCCTCTATTACTACCCGTAGCTCTGTCCTTGGCGTCAAGGTCGAAACAACCGAAGGAACGCCGGTTGCTCCAGCAGCTACAACTGATTTTATCGCTATGCAGGATGATTTCACCATGTCACCAGAATTTGAGGTTCTGGAAAATGCTGAAATGAAATCCTCTATCGGCCGATCGAAATCAATTCTCGGAAGTGAGAATCCTACCTGTAGCTTTTCCCACTATCTGCGTCACTCTGGCGTTGAAGGTCAGGAACCGAATTATGGCCAGCTGCTGAAGGCAGCGTTTGGCGCATCGGATACAGAAGCCACCGAATATAATACGGTAGCGTCATCGACTACGAGCGTTATCAAGGTTGACGCGGGAGAAGGCGCGCAATTCCGTCGCGGTCAGGCGCTTCTGATCAAGGATGGAACAAACGGATATCGGATACGGCCAGTCCACAGCATATCGACCGATGACCTTACCATCGGCTTTAACGTGCCAACCGCACCTGGAACGGGCGTCAACCTCGGCAAAGCAACGACATATTATCCGGCCAATACAGGCCACCAATCACTTTCCTTGTGGCACTACCTTGGAAATAGTGGCGCGGTTCAGCTGATGGCTGGCGCAAAAGTGACAGAGGTTTCTATCACTGCCGAAGCTGGCCAGCTTGTTAACGCAAGCTATAGCCTGGAAGGCGTGGGCTTCTATTTCAACCCAATCGAAATCACCAGCAGCACACGCTACATCGACTGGACTGATGATGATGGAACATTTGCCGCTTCCGTGGCAGTGAAATGGTATAAAGATCCGCACGAGCTCGCCGCCGCATTGACCTCGGCAATGAATGACACGGCAACCACTGAAACTCACAGCGTCACTTATTCCGATTCAACTGGTAAGTTTACCTTTACCTCAACCGGAACTGTGCTTTCCCTGCTGTGGAATACAGGTGCCAATACTGCCAACACGATAGGAACCAAACTTGGATTCTCTGTTGCTGCAGATGATACCGGGACTGCGGCTGCGACTGGTTACACTTCCGATAATGCTCTCACTCTTGCCGCTTCATACACGCCTGCCTATGATAGTTCTGATCCGCTGGCTGCGAAGAATCAGGAAGTAATGATTGGTGATGCCTCTGATTATTCATGCTTTGCCGCATCATCGGTTGTGTTCACGCTGTCGGATACCAGGGCAACAATTCCATCCATCTGTGCGGAAAGCGGGGTAAGCGGTTCAATCATCAATGAACGGCAAGTCACCGTGTCCGTCACAGCATTGCTTGATCAGTATGACGCTGACAAATTCAATCGGTTCCGTGAGAATACCGAAACCAGATTCCAATATTCTTTCGGAACAAAGACTGGCGGGAATTGGGTTGCTGGAAAATGCGGTTGCATCTACCTGCCGACTGCTACCATCACCAGCTTTAATATCGAAGACCAGGACGGATTGGCCGCCCTGTCGATGGAATTGACCGCGTTTGTTAACTCGTCTGGCGAAGGCGAGGCATTTGTATCGTTCGTTTAATTTAGGGGTTGGTTGAATGGACCACAGGATTGATGCTGCTAAATGGGGTTTCGAGGGATTCGTTTTGGTGCGTTTGCCCAATTTTGATGAATGCTGTGAGGTCATGGAAATGACGCAATCGCTCAAGGACGAGCAGCACAGCGAATCAATGGCAAACATCAAGACGCTGCGGAAAACAGTGGGATGGTCTAAGCAGTTCTATTTGGATGTTTCCGTTAAAGTTGGTGACAGGGAATTCAAATCTTTTGATGATCTGTCATCGTACAAAAAAACCCAGATCGTCATCACTGATGTTGCTATTGGGCTTATGAATGGATTTGAAGACGCGGGAAACTGACCAAGGCTGAGATACGCGCAAATATTTTTGCCCTCAGCCATGGCGCAAAGGAATTTAAAAACCGCGCAACCCCAATTGTGCAAGAATTTCTGATGAGGAAATCGCTTGCAAAGCTGGGGTTTTTTTCTGATTTGGGTGAACTTTCTTTCAGAAAAGCAGAATATTTCTGTTACATAGACGGCCAGATAAACGAAATGGAAGTTAAAAAGCTGAAAGCGAACAAGCCAAAGAAAGGCGGGAAGCGCCATGGCAGATAATGAAATAGATATCAGAATAGACAATAAGCAAGTTTTGTCTGCGCTGGAACAGATTAACAAGCGTCTTGAGGATTTTGGAAAGACCAGTCAGAAAAATATCAGCCGATTTGAGAAGGCTGCAAAGGATTCGTTTAGCAGCGTATCCAAATCTTTGAAAGATCTGAAAAGCCCATTGGATACAATATCAGGGGTTATGCAAGGGCTTGGCGTTGTTGCGCTTGGTGCGCTCGGCGTTAAGGCTTTTAAGGCTGTTGCCTCGCAATTTGATACCGTCGTTGACGCGGCAGTACGCCAAGAAAACGCTTTGAATCAGCTTCGGTTTGCCATGGCCAGAACCGGAGAATTCACGAACGAAGCGTTCAAGGATATGCAGCAATTTGCATCGGCGTTGCAGGACACAACGGGTGTCGGTGATGAGGCAACGCTTGAAATGCTGTCGTTAGCCAAGTCATTTGGCGCATCGAATAAACAGGCAAAGCTGCTTACAGAAGCTGCAATTGAATTGTCTGCAGCCACAGGCAAATCGACTAATGAGGCAATCCGCCAGGTATCCAAAACTTTGGGCGGGTTCGCAGGTGAACTGGGAGAAGTAAATCCCAAAATCAAAGCACTGACAGCGGAGCAATTGAAGGCTGGCGAAGCTGCCAGGATATTGCTTGATCAGTATGGCGGATCGGCAGCGAACAAGCTGCAGACATTTAGCGGTGCATTGGAAGCTGCAAAGGGTAGGTTTAGCGACCTATTGGAAGTAATAGGCGACCTGATTATTAAAAACCCTTTGCTGATAGAACTGATCGGAAAGGCTGGCGATGGTTTTAAATTACTTGGCCAGTTCATAAAAGAAAATTCAGCAGGGTTCGGGAAATTCTTTACAAAGGGATTGGCCGAAGCGGTAAAGTCATTTTCCGCTTTGGTGGTTTCTTTTGATGTTCTCGGAAAAGCCATCAGCAAATTGAGCGCGATTTTCGTAGGTGAAACAAGCGTATTTACAAATATATCAACTGTTATCGGTTACATTACAGATGAAACGCTTGCATTAACGCAAACGATATTGACACTGCGGAAGGCTTTAAATGATCCGCTTGGCCTGTCTAAAATCGGATTTTCTTTCGGCATAACTCCTGAACCTGGCCAAGATTCTTCAGCCGAATTGAATGAAAAACTTACCAAGGCAATTGATGAAATCATCAAGCTTAGAGAACAGAACGTAGGCGCTGTTGGTGCAATCACTGGTGAGGCGTCACTTGCTGAAGGCGCAAAAGCCATAGATTCCGCTTTAGGCAATTACGCTATAGAACTGTCAAAGCTGGCAAACTCTTTTTCTGAATATGATGGTTCCGTCAAGGATAATACCAGCGCTGTTCAGAACCAGACACAGGCAACAGAAAACGCATCCAAATCATTTCAAATGCCTGACAAATTATTGGATTTTGAAAACATAACATGGCCTGATTTTGGTTCTATTATTGGTGCATCAATAGCAAATTTTGATTTCGGTGCAATCTTTGAAATGCCTGCTAAGTTTCTTTCTGATCTATATGATAAAGCAAAGGGCATAAGACCGGCCGATATCATTGACGCAGCAATGACCTTGAAAAATTCTGTTGGTGCTTTTGTCGAAACATTCGCATCTGGCGTTGTTGGTGCCTCGTTACAGGGGGCCGAAGGCGCGAGGAAATTGCTTGTTGAGGGTGGAGCAAAGGCTGTAGATGCATTCGCTCCGGGTGCAGGCGAAGCTGCCAAGCCGATTATTGAAGCCCTAAGCCAAGGACCGGATTTTGTCAGGCAGCAGGTTCGGGAATTTGTCGCAGCGCTGCCTATGCTGATAGACAATATTGCCCAAGCAATTCCGGTTTTGATTGAGGAACTGGCAAAAAATACAGATGAAATAATCATAGCTTTGGTAAAGGGAACACCACAGATCATCAGGGCTTTGGTTATTGAGGTTCCAAAGCAACTGACCAATCCTGCGCTTTGGTTCGATGTTGCCAAGTCATTGGGTGAGGCACTTGCTTCCGAAATCGTTGGCGGCCAGGTAAGTTTCAGCGCTGAAAAACTGAACATGATTCTTGCTGATATTTGGCTGACCTTTTCCGGCCAAGTTTCCAGCACTCTAACGGAACTGACCAGCGGATTCGGACGTGCGTTATCGAATGCATTGCCTGCTTTTGCCCTAGAATTTGGTGTTGAAATTGATCAACAGGCAATAAATTTTAGGAACAAGATTGCCGAAGGTCTGCGGGTTTTAGGTGATCAAGATCAAATCAATAAGATTGGACGCAGAATAGGCGATGGAATCAGGGAAAAATTGTCAGAACTGACAGCAACGCCAAAGAATCTTGGCGTCAGATTGTTCAATGGATTTTTTAACGCATTCTTAGACAAGGCCAATGCGATGGGCCAAGCCATTGCAGATGGATTCAGCATTGATACCGGTGGCGGTGGCGAAGGTCTGGTGCCAGATTCAACGCCTATTATCGGTGGGCTTGCCAAGGGTGGAACGATCCCGCCAGGGTTCAACAATGATACATTTAGTGCATTTCTATCGTCTGGTGAATTGGTAGTTCCACGTGATGATGTTGATAGATTGCGCGGGTTTTTAGACCAGCAAGAAACTGGCACAGGCAATGCTGATAACGGTCTGATTGCCGCGTTGCTTTCTCAGATATTGACTGCGCTAAATCAGCCGATGACAGTCACAACCCAAGCGAATATCAACGGCAAGGCTTTTGCTGATATCATACTAAAACTGAACCGCAACAACGCAAGGTTGACGGCATGACCATTGCTGATGAAAAAGTAAAATATGCAACAAATCGCATCACGCTGGCCAGGATTGGTGCGCGTAGGTACGTGTCTGGTGACTTGGCGTCTATAGGCGGGAATCAATATTCCATGACATTCCCGTACTATGTTGCGTCCATAAAAAGAAACGGGACATTACTAGATAAAGTAACCAGTATAGCTGGCAACGATGATTACACTTGGGATGAGGATACCGGCCTGATTACCATGCAGCTTGCTGCGGCTCCATCCGCTTCCAACATTGTAATCATAGAATATTATATATTCGTTGCTAACACGCCGACCTATCTTGAATACAACCCGATCAGTCCATCAGGATCGTTGCAGTATTGGGAGCCATTGCTGACCGCAACACCTGACCTTGGATTGTCAGTTGAGAATATCTTGTATGGTGTGTTTACGATTCAGGATTTGAACCTTCAAATTATAAATCGTGATGAGCATTTCAGCCAATATCTCACCGACAATGACAGTTTCAATGACGCTGAAGTCTACGTTTATACCGCTTTGAATGACGTTGCCAACATACAATTGTCATATATCGGAAGGTGCAGAACTGTTGCTGTCACTTCTGACATTGTTTCACTGACAATCAAAGATGCATTTTCAACGCTCGATAAGCCGGCACTGATGGGCGATTCAGGGACAGAATCATATTTCAAAGTTATCAACGGTGCATATGTCAACGGCAGACCACAAGATAATAACAAGCCTATCCCATACATATTTGGGCGATTGTCCTACCACAATCACTTTGATTATGCGGATAATACGATAGGTTCAGGCTATAAAATCAAATCAGCAAATGAGGCAATTTGCAGCGATTATCTATCAATAGAATCTGGCGCGGGAACATCAGACAATCGCGATTGGGTTCTGTGCCGTGTTGACAATCTGAAAACTGAATCACTTGGAACCATTGTCAGACAGACACAGGTCGGCAACGATATGTATCTGTATCTGACAGGTTCATCTGGTTTATTTGTCGGCCAGATAATCAGATGGCGCGTCACGTCGGTTGATTATTATGGCAGGATAGAATACCTGGATGACTTCACATACAGCAGCAATGATTACAACGTAATCATGCGGATAGAAACTTTTGGTTCGCCTTCAATTTCAACGGGCAATCTGATGGCTGCTTCCGCTCCCAGTATTATCATCTGGGATTCGTCTGCTGATGTTTGGTATTACCCATATCATACCAGGGATTTTACCTACAGCCTGGTGCCTACTGCTGGCGGAAATAACATTGTTACGATTACTTTCGTGAACAACTTTGAAGCCACGCTTGGCATGGGTGCGTTGGATCCTGACCGCGATAAAGTCTATTATGTGGTCCAATCCTCCGAAAGTATGCTTCATGGTAGCGTAATTGAGAGAATCATAGAGGCATCTGGTCTGACAGCTGATTCAACCTCGATCAGTGATGCCAACACAGATTTTGCGGAATACACAGCATTCCAGATCCCGTTCATTGGGGAAACTGGCTACGGTAGATACGCTGACTACCTGCAGCGCTTATTGCGTTCCACGTTAGGATATATCAGCCTTGCCAGTGATGGTGAGGTTGAATATCGTCTGTTGCGTGATTTGCCGGCAGGAACATCGACCATAGATCAATCGCTTCGGCTTGATGGGTCTATGTCCAGCGAATATTCCTATGATGATATCGTTACAGAAATCAGTTTCACCAATCCGCATATTGGCATCACTGAAAAGTTGATCAGCACAACGGATGGTCCTGAGGCCACCGTATCGTCATCGCTCGCGAAATATCTGCACGGAATAGAAAATTCCGTTACCATTGAACATAGCCTAGAAAACATACATAATATTAAAAACACGATATTAAGCGTTTATTCCAATCGCCTTGGGCGGCACAGTTTCAGAACGGCAACGCAGAATATTGATTCAGTGATAGGCGACGAGGTTACAATCACGGATTTTGGAAGTTCTGATATTGATGCCAAAATCACTGGAATAACCAAGGGCGGTGAATCTATTGAGGTTCAAACCGTCGATTTATTGGGGTTGACCTGATGACGGCCAAACCGTTTTGGTTGATGGATAACAACTTTATAGATCCTGACAACGTGAATTTCAGTTATTCAAGCCAGGTGTCTGCAAGTTTCCCGGCTTCCAATATCTACGATGAAAACCGCGCAAAGGTTTGGATTCCTGGCGGAAATTTCACGATCAGCAGCAGCAATTGCAAATTATATTTTGATGACGGAAGCGCGCAGACTGCAACGCTGACGACTGGAAACTATACATATACAACGTTGGCAAGTCATATTCAAACTGTCATGAATGCGATATCCAGTAATTGGACATGTTCATATTCCACAACGACAAATAAATTCACAATAAACAGAACGTCCGGAGCAGCTGAGTTAACGCTGTCCACAACAACAGATGCGGTATGGGATACGATTGGTTTTGTCGGGTCATCAGATCTTATAACAGCGCCTTTCCCTGCACAGGAACAGCGTAATCATACGAATGAATATATTCTGATAGACTGCCTTGCACCAACACAACCAACCTTTGTTGGATTGATCGGACCTATTGCCGATTCTTTTATCATGTCAACAACTGCAACGGTAAAGCTGCAGGGAAACGCGGTCAATTCATGGGCAAGTCCATCATTTGAGAAAACACTCACTATCACGGATTACGGTGCGTTTGCTTTTTTAGATGATGATTTGACAACTGACTATAGGTTTTGGCGGTTGAATATTGTAGATCGGCTTAACCCCGTTGGGCCATCCGGCTTTAGATTTTCAAATGCCTATATTGGCGACCACGAAACTGTATCAATCACCAACATTGCAAACGGTTTCACAATGCGGTGGGTTGATGACTCATCAGTTCAACGGTCAGATAATGGAACCAGATATTTCGGCGTCAAGCCAAGGTATCGTACCTATGATGCATCGGTTAAGCTGGTACAAGCTGCAGACCGGCGCGATTTCCAAGATATTGCTCTGACAAAAGGTATCGTTAAGACTTTCTTTATTGCGCTTGATCCCGGCCTGGAACTGTCAACATCGCCAGGGGAATATACATTCTATGCCAGATTTGATTCAGCACCGGATTTCCAGCATATAATCCGTGATTATTACGATTTCAGCTTTGCGCTGACTGAGGTTATATAATGTCATTTGAAGCTATACCTAGCACGGTTTGGGTTAACGTTGCAGATACGAGCGAAGTGTTAAGGCTTGGCGCGTTCAGCCTGACCGAATCAATGGAACTGGTTTATGTTCTGCAGTCAATTTATAAGTTTGGAACAGCCGGTGGAACCGAAACATTGACCGCCAAAATATATTCTGATTCCGCCTATTCTGTTGTATTAAAAAGCTCCACTGCATTTTCACTGTCAACGATTACTGCAATTCCAGAATATTGGATCGGAAATATCAGGTTCGATTTTGACAGCTATCAGCTGAAGTCTGGGACTACTTATTACCTTGGGATTGCTTTTGCAAACTATACACGGAATGCCGATACCTTTTTTATAGGTGCGGTCATGGATACGTATTCTCAAATCAATACACAAGCCAGGGTGTGGCAACCGGGTACGGCATTTACTTTGATCGGAAGGAAATAGAAATGGAATTAAAAGTAATTCAACAGGCGCAAGGTGTAGCTGTTACTGGCCCAACAATCTCTAGTCTAGGTCTTACGGAAATCAAATCTGTTTCAAATGCTGATTATACGATCCTTGACAACGATGGGTATTCCGTAATCCTTGCTACAGCAACATCCGCGAACAGAACGATAACGTTGCCATCTGCAGCAAATAACACTGGCCGCAGGATTGTATTTAAAAGAACTGATAATAATCCCACATATTACGTAGCAATTTCTGGGACAGTTGACGGAACGACGACAGGCAACAGGATCTATTATCAGAACGGAAGTGCCGTTGCTATTTCAGATGGATCGGCATGGTATTGGGAGCAACAGATCATTGAGGAAGGTGAATATACACCAACATTTACGAACGTTGCAAATATGGCTTCCACTACTGGTGAACGTGGGAACTTTTTCAGAAGGGGTTTATACGTTGTGTGCAATGTCTTTTCAACTGTTGGGTGTACAGCTGCTGCGCCTACATTAACACAGATTCGCGTATCACTTCCGATACCTGTCACTAACTTTACAAACGATAACCAAGTGACTGGCGGCGGTGGCGTATACAACACGGCAACGTCGATGATGCCGGTCTATATCTTGGCAAATCAATCCAATGAACAACTTGAAATTCGGTATTATGCTGATGTTACTGCAACGCGTGGTGTTAGCTGTACGTTCTCTTATCGTATCAATTAAGAACAAAAACATAGGAAACCGTTAACATGCGCTTACTTATTTTCATCGCTACAGTGTTCCAATTATCCTGCGGCGGTCATGAAAACCCTGAGAAGGAAACCGCACCTGATAACATTGTGCAGCTGTATAGTGATTATTCGGAGCGCCTTGTTAAACACCATTTAGATCGTGGATTCATAGTCAGCCGATACAAAGGCGAGGCAAGGCACCAGGGCGATGCCATGATTTGGACGGGCATGGCGCTGTATGCTTTGCCTTGTGACAAGGTTGGCCCATTGCTTGCTGGCGTTTGGCAGATGGTTCAAGATTTGGGTGGCGGTCTTTATCGCCATCCGGATTTACATGATAAAATATCATTAGATGGCGCGCTTGGATTCTATAGGGGAATGGCCAGGCTGGTTAAAGAATGCCCAGAACATAATGAAACAGCGCTCCGGATAATGGAATTTCATGCAAAACATGTGGGAAATAGTAGCAGGATTAATCCTCACCACGAGCTCGAACTGGTCAGGGAATTTACCTATGTTCGAGACGCTGTTCTCTGGGCGTATGATATGCGCCATAATCCTTCTGATGATCGTTTGCAGTTTTTTGGAGCGCAGGTAGCGACATGGGCCAAGGCTGTCAAAACAGCCAGGGCACCGTGTTTTCGGGTCCACCTTGGTCTGATATCCCTGCAGACGATTGAAGCTGTTGGGAAGCCTATTCCGGGCCATCTTAAGGCTGCTTTCTGTCTGGCATCCGATGGTATGGGTCTGCCGACAAGAGACCACTGGTGCGGTGATAAGCATATCTCGGATTGGATTTCTGATTTTAAATTGAATGAATGGGAATATAGGCACCAGCGCTGCCCGGATTGGGAAGGTCCGGACGGCAAGGATTACGAATCGCCCGCATTGGATTTACTGGTAGGAATACGCGATGGATTCAACTTGTAAGGTCATCAGGCTGTCAGATCGACCGCGAAAATATAGAGTGCTTTGCTTCTATCGTTATGACCATATTCGTGGGAATAACGTGGTATCAGATACCGATTCCCTGATGATAGAGGTTTCAAAACCTGAGGATATTCCTTTTGAATTTGAAAACAAAATGGATCAATTGCTCAGGGTCTGGAACCCTTACCGTGTCGGGCCGAAGCCATTTAATTATCGGCTGCTGCGATACCTGCCTGAGAATATGAAAGCTACGTTCTGATAAGCTATAATTAGCTTATGGCTGATCAAATCACAGAGCGAACAAAGATCCCAATAAGCTGGCTTTTGACCGGTTTGGTGCTTATCAACGCGGTTGCACTATACCTGGCTGATATGCGCACGAGCATATCAATTCAGGAGCAATCTAGTTCGTACCTGCAGAAAAGACTTGAAACATTAGAAACAGAATATCGCGAGGAATTGCGGTCTATCCGCGATGAAATAAAACAGCTTAACGAAAACTTGCGTAAAAAATAATCAACTGAGAGAATAAACCAACCATTTTCAAAAGGAATTTTACTATGGCAAAGGTATCCGTATCCGTGGAAGTTTCTAAGGAAGCCTACGAATTGGGCATGGGTTTGGCTGATTTTGCTGGCGCGGTCAAGTCTGCGCTTGCCGATGGCTGGCAAGTTGGTTCGGATGTTCCCGCTGTCATTACCGCAGCGCTGCAACACCTTGTCCCGGCAATGAACGGAGCCAACAACCTTGGATCAGAATTGGCTGAAGACAAGGCGGCTTTCGTCCAAGCATGGATGTTGACCGCTGGTGCGGTATACGATAAATTTAAGGCATAACCTCTGTATAGTTGTCGCGCATTCGAGCTTCGGCCGCTCCATTACGATTGGAGCGGTTTTTTTTACAAGATGATTCCATTATCTATCAGCAGTTTTATGATCGGTTCTTCTATGGCGTGTATCGTGCTGTGGTTTTCTTTTATTTCGTACTCGAAGCAAATGGCGTGTGCTAATTCGTGTATCAGTGTTTTGAATCTTTCCTCACGCGATTGACCTAGTTTTATTCTGATGACGTGTTCGCCTGGGTCGCATTCTCCCACGGTATCCTTTGGCTGATCCTTGATTGACCGCACGAATTTGATAGACCAAATATTATCCCTTATCAGTATTTGTTTCGGGAAATCTTTGATGAGCCTAATCATAGCTTGTGGCTCTCGTATGGTATAAGCATTGGTGTCATACCGTTATCGAGAACAACCCCGATAGTAAGGCAGGCTTTGAATCTGGAATGTTTCGCATACTTGAATGCGAATGCTTTCTGGTCTATCAAACAGCCGACATTCATTCCCCAAATCCGCTGGCTTTCTGTCGCAACGTGAGCAATTCCAGCATGGCTATGTATATGACCGATGACGGTATTCATTCCGTTGTCTATTGCGGCAGTCCTGTGACCGTTCATTCCTGAATATCCAACGCCATGAATTACTTTTATAGGTTGCTTTGCTTTGATTAGCCAGCTATCACGCCAAACCCAACCGCTTGGGGCACCGATAATTTCAGCGTAATTTTTCAATATTTGTTGTGGTATCCCTGCCTCTGCAGCACGGTATAGCCACCGCATACCATGGTTGCTGGTGCAAAGCTTCATTTGCGGAAACGTTCTATACCAAGCCTGAAGTTTTTGTTTGGTCAGTTCTATTTCCCTGTTGGCAGTCATGGCTGCGTCAATATCCTTGGGAAACCTGCTGCCATAATACTGGTCTAGTTCGTCGCCTACGTTATAAATATTTTCGTCTGGTATTTTAAATTCTGTTTTGACGGACCAGCAAAATTGCAGCGCATCACGCGCTTCAAAGGGTATTTGCAGATCTGGAATAAACATCCAGCGCAATAGCTGTCCTTTATTTTTGGTTGGCTCTCAGCTGATTATACCATGCACAGCTATCTGTGATAAAATAGAGTCAAGCAAATTCATGAAACGGGCGATGGGCTGGTACCACAGGGGGCGGGGAAACCTGTGCATTACTGGCCCTCGCCCACGCTAAAGGGGTTTAATATGTCTGTGCTTACTTTGGTATTTTGGCTATTCAAATATGGGCCGACAGTTTACACAATCATTTCCGAAATTTTGGAACTGATAAAGCAATTTAAGGATGACAGTTCGAAACCCATGCTTAACAAAGCGTTGGCAGAATCCGTTGATTATTATGCGAGAACGAAAGACCGCAGCCGCCTTAGGAAATTGCGCGCAGATCTGCGGAAAAAATTAGGGGTTGAATGAAATGCAATTAACGCGGAATTTCCGGTCAGAAGAATTTTCTTGTAAATGTGGCCGCTCTGATTGCGATGCCCCGGAAATTTCCCGCGATCTTGTCTTAAAACTCCAGGCCATCCGTGACGCAATGGGTCAACCTTTGAAGCCCACCTCAGGCACCCGTTGCAAATACTGGAACCAAAAAATTGGCGGGGCGGAAAACTCTTACCACCTGCAAGGCTTGGCGGTTGATGTTTCGGCTGCTGGCCCAAAAAAATTTATGGTGGTCATGTTAGCAATCAGGGCGGGTATCACAGGCATAGGCGTTGGTTCAGATTATATTCATTTGGACCTGCGGCCCATGCCTGCGATATGGCCTAGCGTGCGGAAGTCTATTCCCTAGCGGAAAGCATATCTATTGCGGCATAGATCTGTGCAGCATTACCCTTGAGTAATTCTGGAAGCGTCGCACCAGTCATTTTTTTGATATCATCAGGTCCAATTTTCAATGTAACGATGACGTTCTGTAATTCCTGTCTGGCTGATTCAATCTCACGTTCCGCCGAATCCTGCGCCGACAGCTTGCCAGGTAAAGAACTATCCCGCTGATTGCCCACAGGTTGATAATCACTATCAATAATTCCCCAATTACCTTGGCCAATTCCATTGGATGCCTCGTCATCTATTGCCAGAGCTCGAACCATTTCGATCGAGGTTGGCAGATATTTACACAGTCTGCGTACTACAGTTTTCCGCGCCATTTCGCTGAAATCAGAATTCCAAACCGGGTTGCCGTGACTAAACCTGCGCTTGTGTTCATCAAGCTGCGCACGTGTCATAACTTCCATTTGGAATCCGCCGTCTGTCAGATTCGCAACAGCATAAGCAAAAACAATCTGGCCAGGATCTGCATCAGTCGTTGGCCTGTGTTCAAGCTTTTCCTCCGATCCGTATGTGAAATTGAAATGGTCCTTTTCGTAAACAACGCGGGCACTGATATTTTTGATTTTACCAGATCGGCGGGCCAATTCTATCAGGCCGCGATATCCAGGAATCAAATTGCATTCCTTAACTCCCAACTTCCTATTGTTGAATGGAACCAAGTAGGCATGACCAAGGGCATTGCCAGGTTCCAAACCAAGTTGAGAAGCCTGCACAATCGCACCAAAAAATGACAGCTTATCGCAAGCCATTAATTCAGGGTTTTTTCTCAGTTCAGTTAACGCAACCCTGATCATCCTGTCTGGCGTGATATGACGCGGCAATGCCGCCGCAATCTGGTCCTTGTGTTTTTGGAATAAAAGCTGAATTTCTGAACCCTGAGTTTTCTGTAGCGCATTCGACATGTTTTTTTCCTTCATTGAATTTCGAAGTTTTCGAGGCTTTTGATTTCCTCAATATCATGTTCCCAAGTCATACCTAATTCTTGTTCCAGCGGCAATTCTGACTTGAATTTAATTGCCTCAGCCAAACCCTTTGCAAGTTTCTTGTAATGTTTTATCAGGCTATTCAGTTGGCCGGAAACATCAGCTTTCTTGCGCTCCAATGCTACAAGGTGATTCGTCACGTGAACCAATTTTTCCTGCCACATTATCAGTGTTTCGGTTTCCATCTATATTTTTCCTTCCATTGTTGGGATAAAATCGGATGCATTCCGATTCCTTGAGATTTGCAAAATCAAATTTTTTACCTGATTTTATAGCTTCCGCGAGCGCGTTTTTATCCCATTGATATGTTGTTGGGATTACGCGAATCAAATCATTCTTTCCACCCAACAGTACGTCATGCGCTGTTGGTTCCCGTGTTGTTTCAACGGTTGGCTTGTTGCGTTGCCGTTTAATTCGCCAGTCATTACCAGGTAGGGAATCGAAGCCGCTTTGCTGCATTTGGAACAGAACATATTGCTTTAGGCGTTTTATGTTGTTCTCGATAGCTACGCGCTGCGTTGTGATTCGATCGGCTTGCGCCTTCCAATATCCTGCGCGGGATTCCATTTCATTTATCACATGATTGATAGCGTCAACCTTTCCGCGCAAGTCACCGATCAATTTTTCCGGATCAATATCACTCGATATTGCATCATCGAATTCCTGCATTTTTGACAAAATAACTGATAGCGCTTCCGACATTTTGAACCTCTAAATTTTGTTTTACATGGCTTGTAAGGTAACTTATAAGTTGAAAAATATAAACCACAAAAGAGGTATAAAATGAACCTGCGTTCCTGGCTATTTGAAAGACGAATCACACAACGTGAAATCGTAATCGCCGCCTATAAAATAGGTATTTTTTTGCATCAGTCGAATATATCGAACGTCGTGAATGGTAACTACCGTCTGTCGGAAAGGGGACGCGACCAATGGCGTCAGGTACTGAAAGCGTTAGGGATGACACGCGAGGAACTGGCAAGGGTTGATATACTAAATGATAAAAACCTGATGCAAAAGGCTTAATATATGGCGCGTATTAATATAGATGATAGCTTTTTTATTGATGCAAGGCGCGCTGTTCTAATAAAAGAATTAACGAGATTAAACATTGTTGATTATGAGGCACTGGCCACCGGCCTACTCATCCGGGCGTGGTTTTATGCTCAGAAGTATTGGTTAGACGGACAGAAATTGATCCCGGTGGACGAATTTGAGGCACTTGGGTTTACTCCGCTTTTGGTAAGTAAACTTGCCGAAATTAGGCATGATGGTGTTTATATCCGTGGAACCGAGAAGCATTCTGAATGGATACAACAGCGCAGAAATGCAGGTAAATCAGGGTCAGATAAGCGGTGGAAAAAGGCGGAAACTTTAACCGATAGCGAAGCCATAGCAAACGATAGCGAGATAAAGCGGTCGCTATCACCCGGTATACAGCCGGATAGCGGGGGATGCCCTCTTACTCTTACTCTTACTCCTACTCTTACTCAGAGAGATATTAAAAATATCTCTACCAGCAAACCGGATGCCGGCTTGGTTCCTGCCGGAACCGAGTGTTCGCCTTTCGATCTTGAGATAGCCAAACAATGGGCCGACCATGCCAGGTCGGTTTCAAAAACCGTCCGTCCTAAAATTCCGCTATGGGCAAAAACAGTTCACGACCTGCGAATCATCGATGGCTGGTCAGAAAAAAATATCCGTTCGATTTTGGAACAGGTGAAAACTGACAGCTTCTGGCAAAAGAATGGCGCGTCACTTCCCAATATCCGCAAGCGTTCAGAAAACGGACTTACCAAAGCTGAAAATATTTTTTCGTCTTTCGAGAAAAGAAAGATGGACAAGCAAACGCATTCGGTTTCTAAAAGCAATATCTATCAGCGCGAAAAACTAGAATACGTTCCGGCCATACGAGATACGCCGCGCCAGGTAGTCAGCAACAAACCAGAATTCGTACCAGCGATAAGGGACAAGCCGAATGAAAATTGAGCGCGACCTATTGGGGCTTTGCATCAAAAGCAGAAAAAATTTTGAGAAGGCAATGCAAAGCGGGTTGCAAAAAGATTTTTTCACGGATTCCGTTTGCGGTGAAATATGGGAAGCAATGGCGGCGATTGATTCACGCGGCGAAAATATTGACGCGGTTTCAATCATGCGCGGTTGTTCTGGGGAAACATCAGAAAAATTTTTCGAGATAATAAATGACACTCCGCTAACGATGAACGTTGAATATTTTATCAAAGAGATTTGTAACGCATTCACAGGCCGGATAGTTGCCCAGAAAATCCTTGAACTGAATCACGCAGTGAAATCCAGAAAGGAAGGCGAAGACTTTTCAGGCGCGGTAGAATTAACCGACGCGATTTCCGACTTGCTGCGAAAAGGAATCACTGCAGCTGAAAAATATCCCAGGTCGTTCGAGGTTATCGGCAACAAAGAATGGCTCACAGATTTAGAAAACCGTTTAACAGAACAGCGGTCGTCAGGAATACCAACAGGGTTCGATCCGCTGAATCAGATTTTCAACGGTGGCTGGCAGCGCGGTCACTTTTATGTTTTCGCAGCTAGACCAGGAAAAGGGAAAACTACGTTCGCGATATCGTCAGCAATCGCTGCAGCTGAATCAGGCGCTAGGGTTTTGTTTGCGACAATCGAAATGGATGGAAAAGCTATATTCACGAAAGCCATAAGCAACCGGGCCAGGGTTGTCGGCGGCAAATATCTTTCCGGAAATTTAACCGATGAAGAAACTGACAGGACTATGCACGGATTCAGAAAAGTTTCTACGCTTCCGATTGTTGTGGACGACAAATTTAACGGACGCCTCGCTGAACTATCCGGAAACCTTCGGCGTGAAATACGACGTGGCGGCATAGATTTGCTTGTCGTGGATTATCTGTCGCTATGTTCTGCATCGGACAAGATAAAAACAACACGCGAACAAATGATCGCGGTATCAGGTGAAATAAAAAAACTTGCTCAGGAATTGAACGTTGCCGTTCTGGCTTTATCACAGCTCAACAGGTTCGCCGACATGACGGACAGTCCTGGACTCGGTCACCTTGCGGAATCCGATTCAATCGGACGCGACGCGGACGCCGTCATTGTTTTCTCTGTGAAAGGCAAAACAGAACTGAGCGATGGTTCGCCGATTTTTGCCGTCGTAAAAAATCGCTGGGGACGTTCCATAGAATTTGAGGTTGAGGCGAATTTGTCTTTAAACAGTTTCGTTTCGTTAAAATATTCTGATGGGGCTTTCAGCAATGACAAATGAATTTGAAATTCGTTACCGGGAAATCATGCAAGAAATCGAGATATGGGAAAAATCAGAATGCGAACACGCGACCGAGGTCGTAACGCATTTAATAAACGCGGCGACAATTGCGTTGAGAAAAGCCGTAGCGGTTGAGGTGTCAAGACATGACTGACGTTCGGCGCGAGATAATGGACTTCGCTCGGCAGTTGATTAAACAAGCGCAGCATTTTGCGCAGCGACCAGGTAACGAAGAACTTGTGGCCGACTTGAAACGGGCGGCCGAATTAGCAGTTTCGTATGCCAGCCGGTTGCCGGTCGGGCTGGAACCCGAAGGCGGGCGGGAACTGTAACTCACCAATCCTGTGGCCTACCCGGAAAATGCAGACCGTGGTAGCCACCTAAAATCGCATTAGACTAAGAAAATCGCAAAAATGATAAGAGCAAATACTCAAACAATGGCCAGGAAAGGGGGCGTCAAAATAAGGCCAAAATTTTGGCGATTTCAATTCTCCATTACCTTAATAGAACTGGGATAAAAAAATGGACAAAATATTTCTGTTGACATGCGCAATTTACCTTTTAATTGGGGTCGCTATCTACTACTCAAACAAAGGCGTGATTCCCAAATGCCACACCGTCGGAAAAATCATCGCCGAGTGTTTCCTGTCTGCAGTTCTGTGGCTTCCGATCATGATTTTTATTTTAGTCATAAGGTTGATTTACGGTGAAAGAAAGTGAAATTCAGAAAACCATACTCCTGTATTTGAAAGCACGCGGCATATTGCACTGGCGCTGCAGCTTGGGTGGTGTTCGGCTTGCCGCTGGAAAAGTTGGGCGGAATCCCATGAAGGGATTTCCAGATATTGCCGGCCTATACTGCAAAAAATTTTTCGCAATAGAAGTTAAAACAAAAACAGGAAAACTTTCGGAGGAACAAAAAGCATGGGTTGATCGTCTGCAGGGGCAAGGTGTTACTTGCGTCATCGCCAGGTCATTGGATGACGTTATCGAAGCAATGCGCGCAATAGAAGAGGTTTCAGAAAATGAAATACGACATAGAACAAAAGAAAAAGACATACCTAGTTGAAGTTGAATGGACAGTTAAACACTACGTCCGAATCGACGAAATAGACCATATAGAAGCCAGCATAAAAGCAATGCAGGTTCCGCTGATTATTGTCGGGCATGACAATATTGAAGCAGATAGACCAACAGGCATCACAGAAATCATTGATATCGAGGATTGAATAGTATGTTCAAAAACAGAAAGGCATTCGAGCAAAACATCATATCCGCATCTGATAATATTTTTGATGCGGATCTGCAAAAGGCCATCGAAATAACAAAAGCACTTTTGATTTACATGAAGTTTAAAAACACGAAAGGGGTTTCTGATTTCAGAAAAATAACCAAGATCGCTCACGGAACAACTAGGCGCTATCTGCAGATAGCAGAGGAATATTTTAGGACTGCAAAATCATGACAGTAAGCAAGGCAACCAAGGGCATGGGTCCACAAGGAAAAATATTCTGCATGGTGCCAGGTATTGACAACGGGTACACGGCAATTTGCCCGAACTGTTTTGTGAGGCATGACGTTGAAAAAAAGATGATCGGGAAAACGAGAAATATCAGAATCGAAAAGTGCCATAAGTGTTTTCAATAAACAACATCAAGGAGAATGCGCGATGAAATTAATTGATCAAATGACACACGATGAAATCATCGCGCTTAAGCGCGAAGATATTGAGCGAATGATCGTTTATATCTGCGCTACTGAGGGCATCAAACTTTTACCGCAGCCTTTAAAGCCTGAAAAGCCTGCCGTCGAACCTGATTTGATTGCCTACTGCCTTGATGATTTCTACTCGTTCAATCGGGATATTCTTAACGAGGTAGCAGTCGTTTTTGCGAAGCACCGGGCCGCGATACTTAAGGAGAATTATAACTGGTCAGTCGGCAGCGAAAATAAAAGGCTCGTACACGATCAATACCACGTCGATAAAATGACTGACGTTAAGCTCGTCAAAGTCTTTTCGGACAAATTGTTTGCTGAGTTTGAGGGGCGGCTGCGGATCCACAAGGAAGCTGTGGAAGCGTACAACGCAGACATGAAGGAATACGAGGCTGCGAAAAAGCAGCGGGAGGACGCTACGGATTGGGTGTGGGCTAAATACAACGAAGCTATGGACATGGAGCGGACATTTTCCAAGCTCATGTCAGCTTACAATGAATACGTCACTATCGCAGGTGGCGATACTGATATGGCGATGACCTTCCTTAAGAAGGCGTACCTTGTTACTGAGCAGCAAGAGCTGCGGTTGAAAGCACGTATATAGCCATACCGCGGTTTGACTTGGGCCGCGTAAAGCAGCTAGGGGGAGCTGTTTAGTCCACAGTGATGATCCCTGGTTTTTTTCACAACAAACGGAAGGAAAGAACATGACACCTGAACAGCTACAGATAGTTTTGAAAAACCATGAGCTGTGGCTTAAGAGAAATGGCGGCGAACGTGCCAACCTGCGCGGTGCCAACATGAGCGGTGCCGATCTGAGCGGTGCCAACCTGCGCGGTGCCAACATGAGCGGTGCCAACCTGAGCGGTGCCGATCTGAG